TGTGCAAAGGTTTAAAATAAAAATTAGTTTTGAATAATTTTTATTAAAAAAATTTTACAAAAACATTTACTTCTTACCACCACCAAAAAATGTTCCTTGAGGTCCAACTTGATTGAATAACCAAAAATTTTCTCCACAATTTCTTGGAATTGTTGCCAATGTTGGCCAGTAATATGGTTGTAAAGGCATTTTCATAGGAGACCAAATAGTTCCAGGTTCAAAAGTGCTACAATATTTACGAATTTCTTTTCCATCTTTTTTTTTAGATTTCTCAGAATAATAATATACACCATCTACATCCCAACTTTGTGGAGGAGGTTTAGCAGGATATTGTGCTTTCCATTTTGGTTCACTATCTAAAGTAGGCCATTTATTATAATCTTTACTCTTTTCTAAATAAGGATTATTATCCCCTTCAATTCCAATATATTCTAATGACATATCAGTTATTCCTGAAAATCCATTTTCACTAAGTTCAATTTTAGGACTATGATCATTATTTTTATCATAATTTACAATTAATGTAGAATTTTGTATTTCTATTTGATTTAAATATAAATATTTTATTTCTAAAGGATTATTTGGACTAATTGTACTTGTACTATTTACTGAATTACTAATATCATTTACTTGTATAGGTAATGGAATTAATTGATCTTTTGAAGGAAATCCAATTAAGTAAGATGGAAAAATATAAGTGCGATCTTTAATACCAAATTGATAACTATTATCTTTTTTAGCAAATTTAATAATATTAATGACTAATTTAATTTCAAAATAATTTTTTTTGTCCCATAAAAATAACTCATATTTATATTTACTATTGTTTTTTTCATCAGTCCATATTTCTACATTACCATAATTTGTTTTTGAAAAATTATAATATTTATCTTCATTTAATATTAATAATACATATTTTGTAATTTGGTCTAAGTCAATACGTAAACGGTCATCTGTTGTTGATTGTGTCAATAATTCATAATTAAGAGAACCATCTAACTCTATTTTTTCATTATTTATTAATTGTAATTTTTTATATAATCTATTAAAGTTAAACTGATTAATATTTTCAACTCTATAATTTGGTAAATTAGATACTTTTTTATTTAAGTAACTTTTAACAAAATTAGGAGTATTTTTATTTGGATTAAAATTTTCTTTATTTTCTTCAGAAAGTAAATTTAATGTATAGTAACTATAAAATAAATACAAAAATAATATTATTAAAATAGTATAAATAATAATAAAGTTATTCATATATAATAATATTATTTATTTTTATTTTTATTTAAAAAAAGATATTTGTTTTTTTTTCTTTTGAATATTAAAATCAATATAATAACTAAAATCATCTTTCTTTTTAAAAAATGATATTTTAGATATTTGATTATGTAATTTAGTTATGGATATGTGTTTTTTTAAAAGTTCATTATTATCAATAATTTCATTAATTTTTTCAAATTCATTTGTTTCAATATAAATTTTTTTTCTGGACATAAAATCCTTAATTAAATTTAGTTTATCATCTTTATTTAAGTCATAAAAACTAATACTTAATGAATTATTATTATCATCAGTTATTAATGTATTATCATGTGTTTTTATTGTATTATTATTTTGATTATTTTCTTGATTAATATTTCTTTTATCAAATATATCAATATCTATTTTATTGTTAATATCAATAAAATTTTCTTTTTTAATTAATTTATTATTTTTTTTCATAGATTCAATTCTATTAGCTTTATATTCTTTTAGTATTAATGGATTTTCATTAATTTCTTTTTTAATTCTTATTTTTTTTTTAATAATAAAATTATTTTTATTAAAACTGTGATGATTTAAATCATCTATATGATTAATTAAGTTATCAATAAATAATTCTGAGTTCATATTTATTATATTCTTAGAATCCTATATAATTATATAGGTATCTTTTTAAATATTTTAGAAATCATTTTTTGATAAATATTTAAAGATTTATTGGCTTTCCCTTAGAAACTTCTTTTCTACAAACAGGACATTTATTACTATGTTTTGTTAACCAGTTTTTAATACATACACAATGAAATATATGCTTACAATTTAAATTAATTAGTTCACTATTTTCTTCTAATATTTCTAAACAAATATTACATGATAATTGATTATTATCTTTAAATGAATAATAATTATTTTTTTTTATTATTTCAAACTCTTCTTCTGATAAAGCAATAATAATATTTTCATGAACATAATCTATTTCTGAATTAATTATATTATTTTCAAAGTTATTAACTATATTAATATATTTTGATATATATTCATTTTGTAATATTGATGTAATATTTAATATATTATTTCTTAATTCATCTGTATATTTATCACTTAATTCTTCATTATAAGTCTGAAAATGATTAAGTGACATATTAATATTATCATTATTAGTATTATCATTAATGTTATTATTATTTTCATGATTATCATTAATGTCATCATTATCCAAATACATATTATTATTATTTTCATTAATATTTAAAAAATTAATATTGGAGATTTGATTATTATTTTCATATAAATTATTAAAATTGGATTGTTGAATATTATTGAATATTATATTTGTAAAATCTTGATTAATATTTTTACATTGATTATTTATATCATTATTATGATCTAAATTGTGTAAATTTATTCCATTATCTTTAATTTCATCTAAACTTATATTTTCTAAATTATTTATATTATTTAATTCAATATTATTTGTTATTTGATTTCTATTACTTTCAAAATAATTTGTGCTATTATTTATGTGTTCAATATATTTACTTATTTCTTTTTCTTGATACCATTTATGATATGAATCTAAAAATGTATTTTTTTTTTCAATATTTTCATTATAATAATATTTTTTATCAATTATTTCTATCTTTAAAATATACGAATTAATATTAATATCTAAAAATGTTTTTATTTTCATCGAATAAAGTAATTCACTTGAACCAAAAATAAATTTATTTTCATTATTATTATCTTTATTTTTTAAATATAAAATTATACTTTCAATATTATAAATAGTTAAATTAAATATATTAATAATTTTTTCTAATAAATTACCAATAATTTCATCTTCATTTATAGTTAATTCTTTTTTAAAATAATTATAAATTAATAATGTATTAATCATTATAATTTAATAATATATTTAGTAATATAAATTTTATATATAAGATTCTAATTGCCAACAAAAAACACATTTACTATCAAATGGAGAATTACTATTATTAGATGGTACTTCAATATAATAAGGTTCAATTCCTTCTAAATTAAAAATATTATTAGGATCAGTACAACCAATATTATTTTTATGATTACAATTTAATTTTTTTAAATTTTTACCACAATAATCACAAGCACCCATTGTATATAAATTATTATAACACATTCCTTTATTTTGACATTCTTTACACTTATTATAATTTAAACGTTTCATATATAATTTCATACAATTTTCAGCATCACATTTTTTAAAACATTCATCTCTTTGTATTCTTATATCTTTTAAACCAATATTAAATGCTTTTTTTTCTGAATTTTTTAATATAAAACTATCAAATTTTTTTTGAGATAAAATTTTATTATCAAAAAAATCAATTTTCTTTTTTCTTTGAATAAAATAATAAATACAAAAAATAATTAAAAATAATATTAATAAATTTAAAATGTAAATACTCATTATTTATTATTTATATAATAAATAATGATAAATTATATTATTTATATAATAATTTTATTTATATAATAATTTAACATAACAAGCAATAATTGTCTTTTGGATTAATTGGTTCATTGCCATTACAGCTAAACTCATTACAATTATTTCTTTTCAAACAAAATTCACATTTCCCTTCTAAATTATTATAACACATAAATTTTGATTCACATTCTTTACATTTTTTATATTTGCTTTTTTTATTTTCATAATCACAACAAATTTTTTCTTTACATAATTGTCTACATTTTTTATTTTTTTTTATAATAGGAATTTGATAATTATTGTCTTTAGAATAATTAACAACTCTGTATCGAATTAATTTATTTGTTTCAAATAATAATTTATATAAAAAATAAGTAAAAAATATAATTATTAATAATAAAATAATTGTAATATCAATATATTTTACATACATATAATAATATATTATATAAAATTTATATAATATATTATTTAATATATAAGTTTATAATTAGTTAATCAATAATTTTTTATAAGTATAATTTTATCTATTATCAATTAGTATCAAAATATTTATAAATTATATTCTTATAATGATTACTTTTGTTTATTTTCATTACCAATTTGTTGAACATTAACTGTAATATTTTTATTTAATTGAATATTTTTAAAAGGTTGTTTATTTTTTATAGAATTATTTGTATAACTTGGATCTGTAATTATTTTATTTATAAAACAATGTATATTTATATCCGGTAAATTTATAAGTTTTTGTTCTTTATAAATATCATTATAATTAAAAATATTCATACTATAAGTTTCATCTCCTTTTTCATATTCAATATTATACATTATATATTCTGAATTATTATTTGTGTTTTTTTTAATTATCTTCTTTTTTATTGAAATAATATTTAAAGAATCTTCTGAAATTAAACGCTGTGTTTCATTTAATAGTACTTTTGCATTTTTTTCTACAACTTCAGATTTTATTAAGTTACTCAAATTTTTATTATTAAAATTTATATAAACTTTTTTTAAATTTATATAAATTCTAGTTCTTGCATCTGAAGGTTGTTCAATTGTTGTAAATTTACTTATAGTTGCGTCAGATTTAGCAAGTAATATATAATCTTTATAGTTTTTTTCAACAATTTCTCGTATTTTATGTTGAAAATGATTATCGGTTCTACTTAATGAATTCTGTGATGTAATAATAATTATAGGAACATTATTGTAAAAAGCATTAATAATTTTATGTATTGATTTTTTAGTATTTTCTTTTTCACCATTAAATTCTTCTTTATTTTCATCTATATTAAAAATAACAGAATCTTTATTATTATAAATATTTGTTTTTCGTGGTTTCATATATAATGATTTTAAGCAACTAATATTATTTAAAGATTTAGAAAAAGATTCACATTTAATATTTGTTTTTAATTTTATATTAGTTTTGCTTGGTTTGTTAAATCCAGGTAAAATATTAATACTTTCAATAATAATATTATTATGTATACTTTTATTAGTATTTTTATTATTTATTTTTTTATTTATATTATTATTTATATTATTATTTTTATTATTATTATTATTATTATTATTATTATTATTTCTATAAGACAAACTTTCATTTTTAATGTTTCTTATTTTTTGATATTTTAATTCATTATCATATACAAATACATAAAAATAATCTTTTGATATTATCAAAAGATTATTTTTATTATTTAATAAAAATTTTTTGATATTAAATAAATTTTTATTTATTATATTATTTTTAAAATAATAATTTGACATATTTCGTAAAAAATTTAAAAATAATTTTATTTTTGTTATTTGTATATCAATTTCTTCTGGATCATTATCTAATGTAAATCCTTCTTCTTTTAAATATGGAGATATATTTAATGTAAATGAATTTGATGTACATTTTGGTAAATATAAACAAATAGCTGTCATCCAAGTACGTATTAAAACAGATACATATATATTATCTGGATTTTTATCAAAACCCATATCAATCTCATTATCATATAAACTATCACTTTGAATTAATGAAGTTAAAATTCCATATATTGATAATGAAGCATCTTTTTCAGTTAATTGAGCAATTTTATTTGCTGATAAACTAGGAACTAAAGAAGATTTTGATTTTTCCTTTAAAATATTTGCATCAGAAAATGCGTGTCTTGTAAAATTCATTTTTAAGTCATTTAAACATAAAGACCATAAATTTTGTTCTAATATATTATTTTCTATAAATGGAATTTTATTTATTGTAGGATACATTTCTTTATAATTTTCTTTATTTTTATCTTTGGCACCTTCAACAACATTTATTTTATATGTAAATTTTTTTAATATAGATTTCATAACATGACTATGACAAACAACTCTATAATTATTTATATTGTTAGAATTATTATATATCCACTGAATAAATTTTATGATATCAGAACCTGTATAATTTGATTTTATTTTTGGATTGTTTGGAATTTCAAAGGGTATGATATTAAATTTTAAATAATAATTATACATTATTTTTTTATTCAAAAAATTATATATTTTATTTAATTGTATATTACAAATATTTATTATATTAGTCATTATTGCTTCATCATAATAAGAAATTTGGAATAATTTTTTATTTTTTAAATCATGTTTATTTGTATCTATAAAAATCTCTTGAGGATATTGTTTATCATTTCCTCTAATTAAATATTTTTGAACCAATCCATTTTTTGATACATTATTAAAAATATTTATTAAATATTTTAAAATATCATACATATGATCAATATCAGTATAATATAAATAATATAAATAATATTTATCATTTTTTAATAACTCTTTATATTTATTAAATAATTCATTTACATAATCATTTGTACCTTTATTATGAGTTGATGTAATTTTTTTTTCATCTATAAATATTAATAGTCTATCTATTTCTTTTAATATTTTAGTATTAGGATTGTTTTTATTAAGTGTAATTTTATTTAAAATTTTTTCATCAAAATTATCATTTAATGTATGAATAGTGTCTTCTACATTAAATAAATATTTAAATTCATTAGATTCATAATCCTGATTTATACATATTGATAAACTATTTTTTGTTAAATTAAATTCTAATGTACATTTTGGCTTATAAGGCTTATTAATTTTTTTATCATCATTTGTTGTTTCATATACATAATAAATTAATTCATGTTTAACTAAAATATTTTGATCGTCTATTATAATATTTGTGTTAATAATTGGATTACCAACAAGATAGGATTTATTTATACCTTTATAAAATTTTAAAATTATTTTAAGGATATTTGCAAATATAACTTGATAACATAAAAGTTTAATAGTTGATAATACAATACTTTTTTCTATAGTGCTTATTTTAGATTTATTGATAGTATCAATAATTTTGTCATCAAAATAATTATATAATTTATTATTGTTATTTTCATATATTTTTTTTTGTTCAATTATATTTTCACCATTTATATAAAGTTCATTTCTTCTATATAAATCTCCATTAAATGTATTTATATTTTCTGGAGTTATATCAAATATATTAAATGGATCATTTATATTTTTTTCAACATTAGTTATTATTTTTTTATAATTAAGTTTATTATTTGTATAAAAATTTTTATTTTGTTTTAATTTTATAGGACCATTTTTTTTTTCTAATGATGAAAAATTAAATGCCATATAAAATGCTAAATTATCAAAATATGTTGTGCCATTAGTTTGTATTTTATTTACAAAATAGTCTTCAATTTTTGAATTATTCATTATATAATTTATATATATATATAAAAATACTTAAAGAATTATAATTAAATATATTTAATATAAATAAAAATATGAGTGAACAAAAAGAAAGAAAACATGTTGTATCTGCATACAAAGAATTATCAGGTATTTTAAATGCATTAAAATCAGAAGAAATTACATTGAGTGATGCAATGAATAAAATTCAATTAAAAGATACATCGCCAGTTCGTCCTTATTGTAAAGTAACTAGTAGTGGCGCTTTAGCTTTATATGGTATTTCAAAACAACCACTTATTATGTATGCTGACCAATGGACAAAGTTTATTAAACTTATTAAAAGTGATTATGTTGATAATTATATGAAATATAATGAATCAAGATTAAAATTTAAAAATAATAATTATAAAAAACCTTATACATTATATAAACGTCCTAAACAACATAACACAACACAAAATGATTATGTAAATATTGATACATCTTCAATTGATAATTTAAATATTGATTCAGAATCATTATAAAAATATAATAAAAATACTATAAAAATATAATATAAATATTTATTATTTATAATATATTATAAATAATATAAAATGTGTGATTATTTATTTAGAAAATTAAATAAAAACGATTATGAAAAATATTTATTACTAATAAATGAATTTAGAACAACTCATTTTACATATGAACAATTTATTAATTTTTTAGATAATTCTCAAAAAAATACAGAAATTATAATAATTGAAAAAAATAATGAAATAATTGCATCTGGAACAATTTTATATGAAATAAAATTAATACATAATATTTCATTATATGCTCATATTGAAGATATTATTGTTTTATCTAAATATCGAAATAATGGCATTGGTAAATTATTAATTAAATATTTAATTGATAATTGTAAAAAACAAAAATGCTATAAAATTTTATTAGATTGTAGCAGTGAATTAATAAATTTTTATGAAAAAAATAACTTTAAAAAAAATGGTACTCAGATGGCTATTTATTTATAAATTAATATAGTTTTTTTTAATATTAACTAAATTATTTATATTTGGTATATTCATTATATCTTTTTGTATATTAATAATGAACTCGTCATTTAATATATTAATATTATTATATTGATATTTATAAATATGATTATCAAACTCTTCAATAAATTTATATATATCTAATATATTTTCATTTTTATCAATAATAAAATTATTTTTTATATTATTCTTTTTATTATTATTAATATAATTATTATAATGATTAAGTTGTGTAATTTGTTTATTTATTTTTGTAATATATTTTTTTTTTATATTTGCTAAATATGCGATCATATTACTAATAACAATTGTAAAACCTTTATACTCTGCTTCTTTTAAAAAAATATAATCTTCACATTCATCATTTTTAAATAAAATAGTTTCACATACATTTTTTTTTATTGCAAAACTAATTCCACAATGATTTTTAATAATATATTCATCATTTTTAAATGGAATAACATTCTTATTATTATATAATCTAAATAAACAAATATCAATAAATGATTCTTCTTCTATTTCTTTTTTTAAATAATCTATATAAAATGGATGAATATAATCATCATCATCTATAAACGCAACCCAATCAGTATTTTTACAATAACTAAAACCATAATTTCTAACATAACCTGCGTAATTATGATGTGTATTTTCATTTTTTAAAGACCCTTTTTTTTTATCTAATTCTAAATAAATTATTCGTTCATCTTTAATTGAACAATTATTTTTAACTCCATCAAATATAACAATTGCTTTCCAATTTGATTTTTTTAATTTTTTAAGTGAATATAATGTAGTTTGTAATGATTTTCTACCAATAGTTGGAATAATAAATGTTATAAAATTATTAGTATTTATTATTTTATCAATATTTGTATTCAAATTATGTTTTTTTTTTTCTAAAATCCAATGATTATATATTTGATTGATAGAGTATTTTTTATCAGATAATTTATTTAAATTAATATAAAATGATTCATCAAAGTAAGAAAATATATTTTCGTAAATAATATTTTTTGAATTATATTTTGATAAATTTTTCCAATAAAATCTTTCTTCATCAATTCCATAATTAATATAATGATTTATTGCGTCTTTGTATGTTATTATAATATTAATATCATTATATGATAATTTATAAAGTCTCCAGTCAAAAAAAGGTGCTATATTTTTATTTTTATTTCTTTTTTCTTTTATTCCATTTTGAATATAATGTATAAAACAATGATTTTGTGTTATTATATTATTTTTTAATAAATCTTTATTATTATATAAATAAGCAATAAAATTAAATTGTTTATATTCTTGATATAATTCCTGAAAATTTTTAATAATATTATCATTTTTTTGTCGAATTAAGTAATAATGATATAAAGATTCATTTTCACTTTTTAATTCATGAAATCTATTTTTTTGAATAAAAAAATATAAGCCTTTATGTAAATCAATTTTTTCAAGTTCTGAATTTGGAATATCTATTTTATATTTTCTATTTTCATTTATTCCATATTTTAAATAATGTTCTTTTACTTTATTTTCAGAATTTATATTATTTATAATTAAATCAGGATTTAATAATAAATATATTTTCCAATTAAAATCTAATTGCATTATTTTAATAAAATAATAAAATAATATAAATAATACAAATAAATTATATAAATAATTTAAATATTTTCAGCTTCTAATAATTCTTCTGGTGTATTTACACCCTTAATATATTTTTGTTCTTCTTTTTGTAATAAAAATGTAGTTATCATAATATTTTCTCGTTTTAATAATTCAATAATATCAGTTAAATAATATTCTTGTTGTTTATTATTGTTTTTAATAAGTGGAATAAAATTAATTAATATTTCTGCATCAAATTTATACAACCCAGTATTTACCATTTTAATATTTTTTTCTTCGATACTACAATCTTTTTCTTCTACTATTTTCATGATTTCATTATTTTTATTACATATAATACGTCCATAACCAAATGGATTTTCCAAATTACATACTATTAAAGAATTTTGTGTTGTTTCTTTATAAAAACGTTCTATAATTGAACTTGATATCAATGGCATATCCCCATTTAGTATAATTACCTTTTCATTTTTTTCATAAATATGTAATGATGATTTAATCGCATCTGCTGTACCACATGGATTTTTTTGTTGTACAAAAAATATTTTATTATATTCAGTATTATTAATATATTTACGAACAGTTAATTTTATAAGTTCATCAAATTTTCCAGTAATAACAACTATTTTATTACTAACTTTCAGTGATTCATTAATAATATTAACTAACATAGGTATTCCTTTACATAAATGAAGAACTTTGGGTATAACTGACTTCATTCTTTTTCCTTCTCCAGCTGCCATTATAGTAATAACTAAAGAATTATCCATAATAAATATAATACTAAAATATAAATTTTTAGTATTAAATAAACAAAAATAAATAGTTATTAAATAAACAAAAATAAATAGTTTTTATTCTACAGTAACAACTTTGGCTAAATTTTTTGGTTTATCTGGATTAATACCTTTGTGTATTGATAAATGATAAGCCATTAATTGTAAAGGAATTACACTCAATAAAGAAGAGAAAGAACTATTATTTTGAATATATATTGTATTTTTTTTTTTAATTTTTAAATTATTTGTAATAAATATAATAGGACTATTTCTTGAATCAACTTCTTCATAACAATTCATTACTTTAGGTTCATATTCTAAATGATTATTTAATAAAATAATTGGCATAGAATTTCCTAATAGAGCAAATGGACCATGTTTTAATGAACTTGATGAATAAGCTTCGCTATGTATATATGATATTTCTTTAATTTTTAATGCACCTTCTCGTGCAATACATTCATCATTATTCTTACCTAAAATAAATAAATTTTCATATTTTGATAGTAATTCTAACGGTTCTTTTAATTGTTCATTCATTGATTTTAAACATTTTTCAAAATCATAGCTTAAATTTCTCAAGTCTTTAATAATTATTGTTCTTAATTGAGAATGTATATTTTTTTCTTGACTAAACCATAATGCACATAAACATATACATATAACTTGTGTAGTAAAAGCTTTCGTCGAAGCAACACCCATTTCACGGCCTGCGTTACAATATATACCACAATCAACTTCACGAGCTATTAAAGAATCTACAACATTAATAATACCCATTGTAAATATATTTTTATTATGAGCTATTTCAATACATCTATGTAAGTCTTTTGTTTCACCTGATTGTGAAATAAAAATCATCAATGATTTACCAGTTTTTGGTATATCTGATTCTTCAAAATCTGCACCATCAAATAATTGAATTGTATTAAAATCACCTAGTTTTTTAAAAAAATGTTTTCCATACATACCTGAAAAATAAGAAGTACCACAACCTAATAAAATAATATGTTCAATATTTTTTAGTATATCTTTGTTTTTATCAAGGCCGCCAAGTTTCACTAAATTATCATTAATAATTCTTCCACCTAAATTAATAGAGTTTAATATTTTATTAGGTTGCTCCATAATTTCCTTTAATGTCCAATGTTTATAAGGTGATGGTGTTAATTCATCTTTTAATGAAGTAATATTTTTAAATTCATAACAAGAACTATTATTTAATGAAATTTTATTATTTATATATTCAATTTCACATATATCATCATTATTTAAGGTAATATAAGAATTTACATTATTACAAAATCCACTTTGTTCTGAAGTAATAATACAATAATCTTCATTGTATCCTACTAATAAAGGACTTCCATTTCTGACACAATATAATTTTTCAGGCTCATTTTTGTAAATAATAACTAAACCATATGTACCATTTAATTCATTAATTGTATTTTGTATAATTTTAATTATTAAACTTTTATTATCTTTTATTTCATTATTTATTTTTCTTTCAAAATATTCTAATAAATTAGCAATAATTTCTGTATCTGTAGAACTATAAAATATAAAACCTTCTTTAATTAATTTATCTTTTAATATTTGATAATTTTCAATAATTCCATTATGTACAATTATAAAATTTGTATTATTTGAAATATGTGGATGTGCGTTTATATTATTTTTTGGACCATGAGTAGCCCATCTATTATGCCCTATACCTAATATATATTTTTCTGAATTTTTATATACCTTTTCTTTTAATAATACCAATGAATCCTCCTTTTCATTACTTGCATATTTTTCATATAAAAAATCTTTTTTATTTTCATGCATACAATATAATCCAGATGAATCATATCCTCTATTTTGCAGTTGTTCTAATCCCTGTAAAATACAATTTACAGTATGTAATATATTATTTTTATTTAATATTCCAAATATTCCACACATATATATATTTAAATTAATTAGTATAAAAATATATACTAATTAAATATAAATTAATAAATAATTATAATTAATTATAATTATTTATTATATCCTTAATTATATTATATGTTTCATCTACATTATTTATTTTATGTCCAATTATTGATTTATGATTAATTAAATTATAATCATTGCCATTTTCTTCAAACTTATCTCCAAAATAATGTATTTCGTCAAAATTATTTTTAAATAATTCAACAACTTGCACCTTGTCATATTCTTTTGGATATATAGCAATACCAACATGACCACCTTCACATATTGTAATTTTATCTTGTACATTTAATTCTAATATTTTATTATTTAACAAAATCATTAAATTTTGTCTTATATTATTTTTTTTATCTAAATCTATAAAATATTGACGTTCTTCATTATTAGCATTCATTCCTATTAAAGAAACATAAACTAATCCATTACGAAGATCAATAAAATGACCAGATATAATATATTCTACTTTACTAAGAAAATATAAGCATTCTTTTATTAATATATTTATATGAAAATAATTATCATGTTTTCTAATATCTTTTGTATAAATATTCTCTAATTGTAAATTATCAAATAACTTATTTTTATAATAAACACATCCACATTCTGTTAAATAGTGATCAAAATAAATATTTTCACCGAATTGTTCTAAATTTTTGGTTAATAATCCACCACCTACAATACCAATTTCATATATTTCTTTTAATTTATTTAATAAAATAGCATGTTCTTTTTTAATATTTTTAGAAGATTCTACTAATGTTCCATCTACATCAAATAAAAAAATTTTAACTTTATTATTTGACATTAGTATAATAATATAATAATATAATTATTTTATTATAATTTTATATATATTAAATTATTAAATTTTAATATATGAAATTTTTATATATTTATTAAATTTAATAAAAATAAATTAAAATATTTAAAAATAATTTAATTATATAATTATATAAAATTTTTATATAATTATATATTATAAATATGAGTTCAGAAGCAATGTCCGAGGAAATGACTGGAGGTAAAATGAAAGAAGAAAGACATTTTCGCGTATGTGAATTAGACGGAAAAAAAGTTCAAATTGGTGGTGTTTCTTTAAAACACGGCCAATCTCCTTTAAATGCATCAATGAAATTATTAACTTCTATTGCACATGAAAAAGGATTAGAAAAAATGAACAAACTAAAATTAGGAAAAGTCACTTTTAAAATTCAAGAATATACACAGGGTTCTAAAAAAAAGGTTTATGGCCCTTATAGAGGACATTTTCATGAATATACTCCTGCCGAAAAAAAGAAAGCTATGACTGATAAAGGAAGACAAGGTTTCAAAATGAAACCTGTTGTAAAACTTATCAAAAAAAATACTGAAAAATAAATAAATTCATAAAAGAAAAAATATAAAGAAATTTTATAAAAATTTATTTTATAATAAATTTTATTTACAAATATTTATATTTACAAATATTTATATTTACAAATATTTATATTTACAAATATTTATATTTACAAATATTTATATTTACAAATATTTATATTATTCAATTACAGCACGCCCTTTATTATCATTCCAATCTTTTTCAACACGATCCACTTCTTCATTTCGATTTACAGTATTTTCAATAATATAAGATTTCATTCCTAATTGTTTCATTTCATGTTTTAAATTATTGGTATCTTTTGGAAAACATGTTCCTCCAAATCCACGGTGTCCATCATGTCCTGGAACAAAGCTATGGCTAGCACCAATTCGTTTATCTAATACAGCTAATTTTCTTACATTTTCATAATTTATATTTTTTTTAGTACAAAATTCATCAATTTCATTACAAAAAGCTATTTTAACCGATAAGAAATTATTACGGAATAATTTTATCATTTCGGCTTCACTATTAGATACAAAATGAATATTATTATAATTAATTTTTTTATGCACATAACTTAATTCAATTAATTGTGTAATTTTTTCTTTAAAAATACTATCTTGTTCTTTATTTTTTAATCCAAATATCCAATCTTCATTATTAATAAAATCATATTCAAAATTTTTTTCCGTTAAAAATTCAGGCATAAAATAACATCCTAAATTATCACATGTTCCAGGTGGAACAGTACATCTACATACTACTATTTTTTCATCTAATGAAATTATTTTCTCTAGTTCATTTATAACCGACTCTAAAATACCAACGTGACAACTACCATCCTTATTCATAGGAGTTGGTACAGAAATAAATATAATATCAACTTGACATAATTCTTCTAATGTAGTTCCTTTAGGAATACATAGTTCAGGATTAATATCGTAAACAATTAATTCTACGTCTTCATTTGCTAATATATTAGTTGCTTTTCCAACAAAACCATTTCCAATTATTCCTATTTTCATTTATAAGTATAATTATTATTTTTTTATAAAAATTTAAATTATATTTAATTTAAATTATTTAAGTTAAATAATTTTTTATATATTTTAAATTTATTTTATTTAACTTAAAGAATTAAATATATTAAAATATATTTAATATATGTTAAACAATAATTTGAATTATGCTGATAATAATATAAATACATTATTAAATAACTCAAATAATAAATTAACTAATGAAAATAATATTATATGTAATTTAAATGATGATTATATAAATGAAGATAGTATAAAAAATAATATAATTAATAGAGGAACAGGTGCAGGAGGTTCAAATACTAATAAAAATGGTATTCCTTATGAAATATTAACTGAATTAAATACTGAATATAATGTTATCTCACATAACAAATACTCAAAGCAAATTATTTTTAATAATAATAAAAATAAATTATTTATACTAACAAAACAAGGACAGTTATTTAAATATATGAATAATTATATTGATAAAAATATTTCAAAAGCTCATGGATGTAAAAATCCTGATGAATGTTTTATAGATGAAATATCAAATATAATATTTATTATTGAAAAAAAATTTCAACAAGTAAATGGTTCTGTATGTGAAAAAATTCAAACACCTGACTTTAAAATTTGGCAATATAATAGAACATTTCCAAATTTTAAAATAGTTTATATATATTGTTTATCAGATTGGTTTATCGAAAATTGTAAAGCAGAAGTAGAATATATGAAATATAAAAATATACCTATATTTTGGGGAAACAGTAAAACTTATAAACAAGATATAGTAAATTATATTATTAATTATAAATAATTACTTCAATTGTAGTTGAATTAGGATTTTTAGAATGAATTGCTCTACGTGCTATTATATCTTTACTTTTAAAGTCTTTAAAATTATCCATTACTAATTTAACTTTAGAATTACTCATTATAAATTTAATATTTTGTTTATCTAATTCTTTTATTTTATCAAATAATTTTAGATGCATTTCTAAATTAAATCCATCAGAAACATATCCAACAAATGATTTTTTATTTTCAGGAACATATGGTGGATCTAAATAAACAAAATCACCTTCTTTTATATTATTATTAAAGGAATTATTAAAATCACTATGTATAAATTCAACATTCTTAATTAAATTACTAATATTATCTAATTCTTTTTTACTAATAATGGATGGTGTTTTTTTATAATGACCATATGGAACATTATAACCATTCGGTCCTTCTCTATACATTCCTCTAAAACATGTTTTATTAATAAATATAAATAATGAAGCACATTCAATTGTTGTTTTATCAATTATATTATTAAATTTGTTTCTTAACCAATAATAATAGCTTTCTTTAGATGTTATTGCTTCTTCCATTAATTTAGGATTTCTATTTATAATAGAACCTTCTATTGAATCATATTCTTTAATATATAATTGAATATATTTAAATAATTCATCTTTGTTATTTTGAATATGTTTATAAACATAAATCAAATTTTGATTAATATCATAAGCAATAATTTTATTTTTTATAATAATCTTTTTCTGTTTCTGCATAGATAATAAAGCAAATAATACACTTCCTCCTCCTAAAAATAATTCATGATAATTATTTATTTCTTTCGGAAATTTTTCAATTATAATATTAATAATTTGTGTTTTACCACCAACCCATTTTAAAAAAGGTTTTTGAATTATTAATTTATTATTAGTATTTTCTATATCATTATGATTCAATACATTATTTTCTATTATATTATTGTTATCTATTATATTATTGTTATCTATTGAATTAAGATTTAAATTTTTATTAAATAAATTAACTAAATTATTTTCCATTTTTATTTATTATATTCAATAATATAGTATATTATAAGTATTTTATTTTTATAATCATTTATAAAAATTTATTAAATCATTTATAATAGTATATTTATGATAATAAATTTATAATAATAAATTATTAATTAGTTGATAATATTGTTTACACTTTTCATTTTGATGTAATGGTATTAATGAAAATAATAAACTTGCACATATAATTTTAACATAAATTAATAAATTTTCTGAATAATTTTCTTTAAAATAAGAATGAAATAGTTCTATTTTTTCTTGTTCATATTCTTTATCAATAACTTTATTTTGTAAAATTTTATCATAGCCAATTAAAGATTGATATAATTTGGCCCAATCATATAACCAATCTCCATAAATTGATAAATAATTACCTAATTTTCCACGCATATCTATAAATTTAATTTTACCAAATTCATTAACCATAATATTTGTCATTACTGGATCTCCATGTATTATACATAATTTTTCATGACCACTTTTTTTATAATTTTCTAAAAATAATAATATTTTTTTATATATTAATTCACTATCATTAAAACATGAATAATCATAAGATTTATAACGTTCTTTTAATTTTATAGTATAATTATTATGTATATATAATTTACTTTGTATATAATTTTCATCTGTCATATTATTTATTTTTGTAGTCTGAATTCGTTTAATTGAATTCATAATATTTATTAACATATCATTTGATAATAATTGATTAATATATAAAGTTGATAAAGATAAACCATTAATTTTTTCCATTATATACCAAGAATTATTTTGTTTATCATAATCTATTAATAAAGGAAACATATCTTTAATTTCATCATTAATATGTAAATAATAATAAATTTCACCTGATAAATCTTCACCTTCTTTTTTTAATGAATTTCCATTATATTGATATAAAGAATGAAAATCACGTGGAGTAATTTTATGATTATAAAATCCTAGTTCTTTTTCTATATCATGAAAACAGTTTAATGCTAAATCATCAATATATACATCAGCATATGGTTTACCAAAGTAAATCTCATCATATGGAATATTAAATTTTTCAAGTGTATCAAATGTAATTTTTCCAACATTATGCATAATTTTTCCAATATTTCCATGACATGATTTCATATTTCGTGCTGTATAAATAATAATAGTATTTCCAAATGTTTTTAAATAACGAAGAATTTGAATATTTTTTTCAATTGGTTCTACTGTAGTATAATCATTTTTCACCTTTGGAAAAGTAACTAATGTATTATCTAAATCAAAACATATTCTTTTTTTTTCAATTATTTCTTTATTATAAATATTTTTACAAGGATAATTATTATAAAATTGTAATAATTGTAATGGAGTACCTAAACAATGCCAGTTTTCAAAAGGTATTGTTTGATTTTGAAAATAAATATTATTTTCTACCATTTCTTGTATTATACCCGATATATAATATTCATTTTGTTGTGTTTTTTGTTGATTTAAAATTATATCTGCATAGTTTAACACATCTTTATAAGATTGAAATCCATATGCACCACTACAAGCATATTTTGAAATTTTTTGTTTTTCAATAATTTTTAAAATAGTATTATTTTCATTATTATTTTCATTATTATTTTCATTATTTATTTCAATATATGAATAAAAAGAACCATTACTATATTCATCATTAAATGTAAAAATTTTATTTTGTCCATTCCATAATTTAACAATATCAATTGTGTAAAAATTATCAGCATCAATAGATAACATTGGACAATCATGATTAATATATAAATGTAAATTATGCAAAGCAATTGATAATGTTTCAGCAGCACCACGTGTATTTTCTTCTAAAGAATGAAAGTAAAATTTAATATTAGGGTAATTTTTATGAAGCATATCTTCAAAACGATATGTTTTATATTCTGGATGATAACAAATATAAATAAAATCAATATTTTTAATATTTAAATTATCAAGTAAATAAAATAATATTGGTTTTCCAAAAACAGGTATTAAAGCTTTTGGTTTTTGATAGTTGTGTTTTTTAAAACGTTCACCAATACCACCTAATGGAATAAATAAAAACATTATTTCTATTAATTATTATTAAATTTTAATAATAATTTAAACCATTAAAAATTTTTAAACTATTATTAAATTATATTTTTAAAAAAAAATAATTATAAACTATAAATATGAATATTAGTATTGATAATACTAATTTTGATTATCATTATGAAATTATAGAATCAATTATTCATAAATATAATATTATCTGTAATATTAATAAAAAACCAAATGATAATATATATTTAGAAAATATTGTTGATAAATATTATATTAAATATATCGAAAAAAATTATCCAAATATTAAAATTAATCAAAATAATATTTTTGATAAAAAAATTTACACAACATTTTATTCTCAATTTCAAAATAAATTTCAAAATGAATTAAATAATCCAGATAAATATTACTTTATTAGTCATAATATTCACCCTAGTTTAGATAAATACAAAAATATATTTTATTTAACACCATTATGTAATAGTAATAAATATATTTATACTGATATTTTACCACAAATTATAAAAAAAAATACAAAAGTTCCTATTTATATAATTCAAGGTAAATTTATTCCAGGACGTCGTGAATATGATTTATTATTATCATTATTTCAAGCAAACTTACAATATCCATATAAAATTAAATTAATTGGTGGAGCTGATAAAAATATTCTTCCAAATGAATATAAATATTATAAAAGTAAAATTATAATAAAAAATGAATTGAAATTTGAAGAATATCATCAAGAATTTAGTGATTGTTATGCACTGTTAACCTTAATTTCTAAAAAAAATCAAAATCCATATTATAAAAGAAAATTAACATCTTCAATTAATTATATTCGTGCTTATAATTTAAAAGCTATTATAGACCAAGATTTACAAAATATTTATCAATTACCAAATGTTGAAATTTATCCATCAAGAAATGAATTTAGTAAAAATGATAATGATTATAAAAATGGATTTATAAAAGCTTTTCAAAATTCATTGGAAGAATTTTACAGAAGTAATCAAAATACTATTAATAACAATATCAATATAAATATTGATAATAATATTAATATTGATATTAATAATAATAAAAATAATGAAATCAATTCTAAGAACAATTATAATATTATAATTGATCATCAAAATCAAGAAGATTATTTAGAATTTATTGAATATATCATTCATAATTATGATAATATCTGCAAATTAAAAAAAAATAAAAATAATATAATTTATTTAGAAAAGATCAAAAATTTAAATTTTTTAAATTATATTCAAAAAAAATATCCAACAATAAATTTAAATACTAATTGTAATAAATATGATATAAAAATTTATTCTGCATTTTCTTATAAAAATATTTCAAAATATAAAAAAGAATTAAACATTACTGATAAATATTTTTTTATATTTCCATTTTATAATGATACATATTTAAAATATATTAATAACAATACTTTATTCTTTATTCCTATAAATTTAAATAATTCTCATAATTTCATTAAAATAAAACAATATTCATCTTATTTAGAACAAAAAAATACAATTCCAATATATGGTATTCAAACAGATTTATATCGTAAAAATTATAATTTATTATATACATTATTAAAAATGAAATTACCATATGAGTATAAAATAAAACTAATAAGTACAAATAAATTTATATTACCGGAACAAATAAAACAATATTCTGATAAGTTAATTATTAAAAATAATTTAAATTTTGAAAATTATTATAATGAAATTAGTTCATGTTACATGTTAATTCCTCTAATATCAATAGATAATGAACCTGATTATTATACAAATATTTACATGCCTACATTATTTTATTCACAAATATTTAATAAAAAATGTATAATAGATGAAAAATTACAGAATATATATCAATTATCTAATATGGAAACATTTATAGAAAAAAATAATATATGGGTTGCTTTTAAAAATACATTACAAAATTTTTACAAATAATATATTATACCATTTTTAATAATATATTATTAGTTTAATATAAATTATTATTTGTATATATATTAATAATTATAAAGTATGAATTATTTTTTATCATTGTGTTGTATTATTAAAGATGAGCGATATTTAGAAGAATTTATTATTTATTACCGTATATTAGGAGTAGAACATTTTTTTATATATGATAATGAAAGTAATGAACCAATTATTAATCGTTTAAAACATTCATATTTTCAAGATATATGCACAATTATTAATTATCCTGGAAAAGTTCAACAATTAAATGCATATCATGATTGTTTATTTAAAGTACGAAATAAAACAAAATGGCTAATTATTGTTGATGGGGATGAATTTATATTGCCTAAAAAGCATATAACAATACGAAATTTTTTAGATGAATATGAAAATTTTGATGCTATTGGAATTAATTGGATGATGTTTGGGTCAAGTTTTCATGAAAAAATACAACCTGGATTTATGATTAATAATTATAGATTATGTGAAGGAATACAAAACCAGCATATAAAAACTATATGTCGTCCAGAAAAAGTTTTAAAAATGTTAGATCCTCATTCAGTTTTACTAGTAAATCCAGATAAATATGTTGATCCTAATAAAAGAATAATATCAGGACCTTTTAATAAAGAATATACAATAGATATTATTCAAATTAATCATTATTGGGGAAAATCAGCAGAAGAACATTATGAAAAAAGAGATAGAGGTCGTGCTACAACATTAGATAAAAGAGTGATTGATGATAATATACATGAAAATTTTAATAAAACTGAATGTAATTTAATAATTGATAAATATTTAACATATTTAAAAAAAATATACTTTGGATTATCCGTAAATATAAATCTATATAAATTATTAAATACTGAATTAAAATTTAATACAACAAAAGAATATATGAATCATTTATTTAAATATGGATTATTTGAATTAAATAGATATTATACTATGAAAGATAAGTATCCACTATTTAATCATGAAATTTATCTAAAAAATTATAAAGATTTAAGCAAAATGGATAAATTTAATTTAGAAAAACATTATATTGAATATGGTATTAATGAAAATCGTGTTATTGATAAATTAATTTAATATAATCTGATTTAATATAATATATCTTTAATTTAATATAATTTATATAAACAAAATTATATTATAATTTTGTTTTAAATATAATATAAAAATAATAATAAAATATATAAATGAAACATTTTCTATCATTATGTTGTATTATTAAAGATGAAAGATATTTAGAAGAATTCATAATTTATTATCGCATATTAGGAGTTGAACATTTTTATTTATATGATAATGAAAGTAAAATACCTATTAATAAACGATTAAGTAAAGATTACTTTCAAAAAATGTGCACTATAATAAATTTTCCGGGTAAAATTCAACAAATGAATGCTTATCATAATTGTTTATCCAAAGTTAAAGATATTACGAAATGGTTAATTATTGTAGATGGTGACGAATATATATTGCCAAAAAAACATAAATCAATACGAAATTTTTTGAATGATTATAAAGAATATGATGCCATTGGAATTAATTGGATGATGTTTGGTTCTAATTTTCATCAAAAAAAACAGCCTGGAATAATGTTTAATAATTATAAATTATGTGAAGGAAAACAAAATCAACATATTAAAACAATATGTCGTCCTGAAAAAGTTATAAAAATGTTTGATCCTCATTCAGTTCAATTAATTAATCCAGAAAAATGTATTGATCCTCATAAACGTATAATTTCAGGACCTTTTAATAAAAATAATACATTAGATATTATTCAAATTAATCATTATTGGGGAAAATCTGAAGAAGAACATTACGAAAAAAGAGATAGAGGAAGAGCTACTACAAATAAACTTAGAGTTCTAGATGATAATGTTCATGAAAAATATAATAATGTATTAGATGAATTAATTATAGAAAAATACTATAATGAGGTATTAAAAGTATACAATGAATTAAATCTAAAATAATAATATAATTATTTTTGAATATAAAATTATTAAAGTATTATTTTTAAATTTTTTAAATTAATAATATATATAGATATATCTATATATATTATTATATGAATGAAAATAATAATGAACTTAATAATCAAAATACAAAAAAAGAGACTATTGTATTAAAACCAAAAGCTGGATTATCTAATAGACTGCGTTTTTTATTTTCATTTATTTATAAAATGAAAAAAGAAAATATTCAAAAAAATTTAATAGTAATTTGGGAAAATAATGCGAATTGTAATGGATATTTAGATAATATTATTTGTCCACTTGACAATTGTACTATTTTACATAACAATAATAAAAATTTTATTATAAATGATTCAAGTTGTGGGCCAGTTACTAAATACAAAAGTTGTAATTATTTAGAAAATTTAGGATTCAAACCGCTTCCTATATTATTAGAAAAAATTATTAATATTATTAAAAAATTAGATAATAAATATATTGCTGTTCATATTCGAAGAACAGATTTAACGAATCATTTAAAACATATGAAAAGAATGCATAGATATACAGATGATAAATTATTTATAGATTTTTTGAATAATAATAAAGATTATAATATTTACTTAGCAACAGATAATAATGATACACAAGAATATTATTTAAAATTATATAAAAATAGAATTAAATATATTAATATTATACAAAAAATAAAAAAACATCGTCAGACTAGTTTAGAAGATGCTCTTATTGATATGTTTGTATGTGCATTAGCAAATAAATTTCAAGGAACAGATTATTCAAGTTTCACCGATTTTATAAATCTAATTCGAAGAGACAATAATATTTTAAACAATTATCATGATAATCCATTAAATTTATCTGAAAAATATAAATAAAGTGTATATAATTATGATATAATATATAAAATAAATAAGTACTATATATAAATAAGCACAATATATATAAATAAGCACAATATATATAAATAAGCACAATATATATAAATATAATTTATATATATTATTTATAATATGATTGATAATGTTTATCAATTTAACCCAACAATTTTTAAATATAAAACGGGTATTTATAAATTAATAAGGTGTGAAACAAATACAACTTCATGGTATGAATCAGAATTTTCATATAATTTATATAAACTTAATAAAAAATTTGATATATTAACAGAATCTATATGTAAATTTAATATTAATAATAATATATTTAATTCCATTATTAGAAATAATATATGTTTTAATAATTATGCAATAGAAGATATTAAATATTTTAAAACAGAAAATGACATTGTATATGGAATAGCTAATATATTATTAAAAATAGAACCAGATAGATTATTTAGAGTAGGTATTGTTTCAATTGATGTAAAAAAAATGGAAATAAAACTAATTAAAATATTAGAAAAAGAAAATAATAGTGATTGTGAAAAAAATTGGATTATTTATCAATACAATAATAACTATTTTATTATTTCTAATTTATTTCCCAAATTAATAATATATAAATTAACTAAAGAATATAATTTAGAATTTTATAAATCAATTGATACATACAATGAAATTAAAAATACAGATATAATAAATAATTTGAATTTTACTTATAATAATTTATATTTAACACCGTGTCAATCATTAATTGATTTAAATAAAAATTATAAATTAATTATATGTAAGAAACGTGATAAACATAATATTTATTTTTATTATTATTGTATATATCGTTTATATGATAATAAAATTATGTTTATTGATCAATTAATTGATAGTGGTAAAAAAAAATATTTAAATAGTATTAATATAATAGATGATTCACTAATTAAGTGTTTTGGAATAAATGATAGTGTAAGTATTATTGAACAACATAAAATAAATATTAATTTATGTTATTGGAGTAAATGGAATAATTTCGGTGATGAATTATCAATATTTATTACCCAATCTTTAATTAACAAAAATAAATATAATTTAGTATATAATCAAGAAAATTCTGAAATTAATTTGATTGCGATTGGTTCTTATATTCAAACAGCGAAAGATAATTATTTTATATATGGTTCAGGAATTAGAAAAAATGAAAATAAAATAAATGAACATCAATATAAAGATTTAAATATATGTGCTGTACGAGGACCATTATCAAAAAAATATTTGGAAAATAAAGGTATTTATGTTCCAAATATTTTTGGAGATCCAGCATTATTATTACCTAAATTTTATATTCCAACAATAATTAAATCTATAAAAAATAAAATTGGTTTAATACCTCATAAAACAAATTATAAAAAATATTTAAATAATTATGATAATTCTAATTATGATAAATCATTATATTATTTGATTAATCCAACTGATGATTGGAAAAATGTAATAAATTATATTTGTTCATGTAAATGTATTATTTCATCAAGTTTACATGGTTTAGTCTGTGCTGATGCTTATAATATACCAAATTTATGGATTGATGAATATGAATTAGAAGAAGGAGATTTTAAGTTTAGAGATTATTTTGAAAGTCAAAAAAGAAGTTATATTAAAATTAAACATATTAATGAATTTAATGAAAGATTATTATATAAAGATGGAAATAAAGTTAATTTAGAATTATTAATAGAACAATTTCCTTTTAAATAAAAAATATATTTATATTTATATTTATATTTATATTTATATTTATATTTATATTTATATTTATATAAATGAAACTTTTATAATAAGTAATTATATAAAATATAATTTTTATATTTTATATAATATATTTTTAATAAAAAATCCTTCATGTAAAATTGAACTTGATAGAGATTATCATGTTGCAAGAAATATTTTAATAAAAAATACAAAATATAGGGATTGAACACCCATTTAAAAAACACAAAAATCAACCGTTAATTACATATTAAATTGCGTTTTTGCAATTTTAATGATCTGGTGT